AGGGAATAACACCTCCCGAGCAATCGCACCGGAAGGGGCATTTGTTGCAAGATGTTACCAAATCGTAGACCTCGGAACTACAATGCAAACAGGACAGTTTCCAGGCAAAAAAAGAAAAGTGCAGTTTATCTTTGAACTGCCGACAGAGCTCCACGAAGTCGAACGTGGCGATGGCGAGAAGCCGTTCTATGCTCGCAGCATTTACAACCTCTCGATGAACGAGAAGGCAGTGCTTCGCCGCGACATCGAATCATGGGCAGGCAAAAAAATGAGCAATGAGATCGCGGAGAACTTCGACATCTTCACGCTACTTGGAAAGCCTTGCATGGTTAACATCACGCATGTGACCAAAGGAGATGCAACTTATGCGAATATCATCGGCATGTCTCCAGTGCCAAAAGGATTGGTTTGCCCTCCTGCATTTAACAGCGCACTTTGCTACAACACCGAGGAGCATGATGAGGATGTATTCAATCAGCTGCCCGAGTTCATTCAAGATAAGATCAAGATGAGCGATGAGTGGATTGCGAGAATCAGCAAGCCAATTTCGGTTGAGCGAGCGGCGGCATTTGTTGCCGAGTCTGAAGCAGAAGCAGAAGATGACGGCTTTCCGTTTTAATAAATAACAAAGGGCGGTAATCAGCCGCCCTTCATTAAAAACATACATAAATCAATACACTATGAACAACGCGAATATAGAAAACATTTCGGAGTTCTACAAGGCTTTAAACTCAGCCGAAGTACTCAAGGCGCAGAGCATGATCCAATCAGCTCCGCAGCGAATCGAAGATAAGCTCACCTATGACATGAGCGCAGCTTCCATCAAGGCCGCTAACGATGCCATTAAGCATATTGAAATCAATCGCAAGATGGTGACTTCTCCGCTCGATGCTTACAAGAAGTCAATCATGGATGTTGAGCGCGATGCCATCGCTCCGCTTAAGCAATACATCGAAGACCGCAAGCTGATGATGCTTGCCTACTCGCAATGGATTGACCTACAAAAAGCTATTGCAGATGCAAAGATTGCGCAGGATGCAGTCGATGCGCTGAAGTCAGCAAGCACAAGCGATGTGAGTGACATCTTCGCCAATTTCACCGATGCCACCACAACCACAACACTTGAGCTCGACCACACAAAGAACATACGCATCAGCAAAAAAGCGGAGATTGTTGGCGAAGTTGATTGGGCAACACTGCTCTGGACACTGATGCAAGCAGAGATGTTTGATGTGGCAGAGTTACTCCGCAAGCTTCCAAAAGCGATGGAGATCACTAAGATGGAAAGCATCCAAGGTATTCAACTAACAGAAGTTAAAACTCAAGTAATCCGATGAACGAGATAGAGCAATTACATCGCTTCATGGACACCATCATTGATCCACGCGAAGCAGACAACGACACGCTACAAGCGAAGGTTAAGGAAGCAATCATTCAAGCTTATTCAAATGGCTTTCATGACGGTCAGCAAGCGATGGCCGACAGACTTCCAAAGCCATCGCCTAACGGAGGGGAAGCAGGAGGCCTCAAGTATTATGAAGCGTTGTAACTGGACCATGCAAGAGACCGAGTTGCTGATTGAGTACTATCCGCATCGGCCCACCAAAGAGGTGGCATTTATAATCGGCAAGTCAATCGCCCAGTGCTACAATAAAGCCTTCGCACTGCAATTGCATAAGACTCCAGAGTACTTGGCAACAGAAGCAAGCGGAAGGCTTAAGAAGGGCAATGTTGGAACGCAGTTCCCAAAGGGCAACACACCTTGGAACAAAGGCATGAAGGGGCTTGACATCGGAGGCAAGGAGACAAGATTCAAGAAGGGCACTGTGCCACCTAATCATCGAGAGGTTGGCTCCGAGCGAATCGATGAAGATGGATACACGTACATTAAGATTGCAGAGCACACACGATGGGTCCTTAAACATCGGCACATCTACGAACAGCATCATGGCAAGCTTGAGCCCCACATGATAGTCACTTTTCGAGATAAAAACATCTCAAATTTTGAGATAGAAAACCTCGAAGCAATCACAAAAGTGGAAAACATGCAGCGCAACACCATCACTAAATACCCTAAACCAATTAGAGACACAATCAAAACACTAAACAAGTTATGGCAAGAAATAAAATTGAAGATCTAAGAGATCACTTATTTGAGATAATCGAGATGCTCAAAGAAAACGACATGGAGCTCGACAAAGCAAAAGCAATAGCAGACATTGCCCAGGTCATTGTCAACTCAGCAAAGGTTGAGGTTGACTTCATCAAGGTAGTACATGGAAACGGTAGTGGATTTATTCCATTGGACAAGAGAGCAATCGACCAATGAGCCGCGACATCTACAATTCAATCGAAGCCATCAACGCATCAAGCATCAAGAGACACTTCACTGGCAGCATCCAATACGCTGCCGGTGCTCTCGAGCGCGGCGCGGAGTTCCATCGCAATCTGCTTGAGACAGAGCCCAACGACATGCCGCTTCAAGCTCGAGTGATCTACGACACAATCATGAAGCATCCAATGCTCAAGCTGATATTCGAGAAGTCAGCAAAGGAGATCACCTTTATCAAGGAGATTGAGATTGATGGGCGCAAGGTGGCAGCAAAAGGCATCCTCGATTTGCACTGCCCGATGTACTCCATTAATGCGGATATCAAGACTACATCCTGCACAACGCTTCGAGCATTCGCCTCCGACATGACAAAGCACTATAACCACATCCAAGCCGTTTGGTACTCCTACCTCACTGGATACTCGCCAACAAACTTCTACTACATAGGAGTGCCCAACAAGTTCAAGGGTGAACTTTTTATTCACCGACATACAGCTGACGAAATTGACACAGCAGAAAACCTCATCCGAGAGTACCTGGTCCACAGAGGGCTTTGAAAATTATTCATTTACCAATGTGATGTATTACTTCCTGCATCGCGACTTCATATATATAGAGACAAACTTCAAACATCTTAAGATGATGTATAATCACTTTGATGATGCAACAGTATTTATTAGCCTTGCTGAAGATACCAAGTTTGTTGAAATAGTATGGAGCACACCTGGAAGAATTAAAACCAAATACAAACCTCATAACATTTATGACATCTACTTCATTGAAAAAAATCCTTTATCTGTGCAGGGACAGAGCGGAACAGTTGAGCAAGTCTGAAGAGCAATATGCTCATGCAATGGCAATGGTTTACGAACAAGTCGCACTATTATGCGAGATAGAAATGCCAAATGAAAAGCAGATGCTTATCGACATCTGCAACGAATGCGCCAAGGATTTGATGCTTGGCAACATCGCAATCGGAAAGTCCGCAGGCGAGCAGTTATATAAAAAGAAGTACGCATGAAGAAGCAGACAGCAATTGATTACTTGGTTGAATCAATTTTTAACGAATCAGAATTGCAAGATCCTATTTTAAAACTGGCAATTACATTAGCCAAAGAAATGGAAAAGGAGCAGATTGAAGATGCATACGAAGAGGGCGCAACCGACGAGTATGATCCATTTGATTTCTATTCTGGAAGAAAATACTACACCTCAACCTACGGCTCATGATCCTTCGACCCTACCAAGAGCGATTCATCAACAACATCAGTGCGAAGCTGCGCATCCATCGCAAGGTGGTTGCTCAGCTCGCAACAGGAGGAGGCAAGACGGTGTGCTTCGCTGCGATATGTGACCGCTACTGCGCTAAATCCTCTCAAGATGTGCTCATCTTAGTTCATCGCGAAGAACTGCTCACACAGGCATGCAAAGCGATCAACCTTCCAGTGCAGAAAGTAATCGCCGGAATGAAGACCATACCCAAAGCTCGCGTGTATGTCGCAATGGTGGAGTCAGCACATAAGCGGCTGCACCTCTTCGAGAACATCGGCATGGTGATCGTTGACGAGTGCCACATCGGAAACTTCACCAAAGTCATTGAGCACTTCCAAGAGCCCTTCATCATCGGCTTCACTGCCACGCCACTTGCCGCCAAGAAGACCAACCCACTGCGCAACTACTTCACCGACATCGTGTGCGGCATCGACATCCCCGAGCTGATTGAGGAAGGATTCCTTTGCCCCGAGCAGACTTACTCCGCAAGAGATATTGTTGATAGAAAATATCTTAAAATGAAAGGCGGAGATTTCGACCAGGGACAGATGGCAAACATGTACAAGGATCCAAAGTATGTTATAACAACTTTAAAAGCATACAAAGACTACGCAATAAATACCAAGACATTAATCTTCAATTGCAATGTCGAGCACTCTCAGGCAGTCAATGCCGCCTTCATCGAGGCAGGATTTAACTCGCGCCATCTGGATGCTGACTCAACCGATAGAGCAGAAATACTTCAATGGTTCGCCAACACTCCCAATGCCATCCTTAACAACATCGGCATTGCAACAACAGGCTTCGACCAACCCGACATCGAGACGGTAATAGTTAACAAGGCAACAGCATCGATGCCCCTTTGGCTTCAGATGTGCGGCAGAGGTGCTCGTCCGCATCCAGTGAAGATCGCATTTAACATCATTGACCTTGGTGCTAACTGTGCTGCTCATGGGCTCTGGTCATCATCTCGAGATTGGGATTATATCTTCCACCATCCAGATAAAAAGAAGACAGGCGGAGTTGCTCCGGTAAAGGATTGTCCTAAGTGCGGTGCAATACATCACACAGCAAAGAAGGTTTGCGACGCCATCCCAACTGGGCAACTGTTTCCATGTGGATACAAATTCCCTCCAATCATAGTTCCAGAAAGTGGATTGCAGGAGTTTGTTTTGATGGGGAATTCAATCGACATCAAGAAGCTTATCAAAATGAACGAGCATCACAAAGAATATAGATCCTTATTCGTATCCATTGAACACGTTGCTATGCTTGCGAAAAAGACCATAAAAGAAATTAATGACGAGAACTATATCGAAATTAAAAAAAAGAATGACGAAATTGCCAGGCTCTGGTGCAGTGAACGCAAAAGGAAATTTAATCACTTCCATCGTAAGCTTGCAGATGAAAAACTAAAAACAATGCTAAATCAATTATACAATGCTCATCTCACACTATAAGAACATCCATGACTCCCAAGACACTGACATCGAACTTGCAAGCTTCCTCGAAGGAGTGCAAACTGGCAAGTGGCAAGACATTGTCTTCGATGTGCGCAATGCACCAAACAAAGAGATAAAAGACCTTAAGAAGAAGACCGCTCCACTGGTAACAGTAAGCGGCTCCTTCTCAGCTCGAAAGGATGATGCACTCAGAAAGCACTCCAACTTCATAGCGATTGACATCGACAACCTCGAAGATGCCTCCGAAACAAAAAAGCGAATAAGTCAAGATCCATTTATCTATGCAGCCTTCCTATCCATCGGAGGCAATGGCTTATGTTTAATCGTAAAGATTGACGGCACTCGGCACCTCGATGCATTTAATGGCATAGCTGCATACCTATACAACGAGTATCAGCTTATCGTAGATCAGTCCGGTAAGAATGTTTCTCGCGCTCGATTCGTTTCCTACGATCCATTTATGCTGCTTAACATGAAGTCAGCAACATTCAAGAAGTATCTCCCAAAAAAGAAGGAGCAGAAGCATCCAAAGGTGATGGTTATCAAAACCGACTTCGATGCAATGATCAAGCAGATGGATGAGAAAAGCATCAACCTTTGTGAAGATTACTCCGAGTGGATTCGTATCTGCTATGCACTCGTTTCCGAGTTTCAAGAGCAAGGTCGTGAATACTTTCACACCTTATCTTCCCATTCCTCCAAGTACAATTCACTCGACTGCGATGCTCAGTTCGATGCATGCCTTAAAAACCACAGCGAATCGAAAGGCAAGAAGTCTACAATCGGAACGATTTACTTTCATGCAAAGCAGAACGGCATTGATATCTACTCCGAGCACACCAAGGCAATTGCTCGATTCACAACATCGCAGAAGGCGGCAGGGCTGTCAGCTGATAGTATTGTAAAATCTCTCGAGGTATCCGGATATACTCCTGAAGAATCAAAAGAAATAGTTGAGCAGATTGTTAGCAAGGACATAAAATTTAAATCGGATTCTGTTAGCACTGACATTGCAGCATTTATAAATACCTACGATCTAAGAAGAAATCTAATCACTCGGAACATCGAATTCAACGGCAAGCCGATTGATGATAACGACATTAACTCCATCTTCCTTGATTCGAAAGCTGTGTTCAAAGAGTCAACAAAAGACCTGGTCACATCAATTCTATTTTCAAACAGGATTCATACTTATAATCCATTGCACGAATTCTTTGAGCAGGATTTGTTCCAACCGATAAACTTTAAATATCCTAACCTCGATCTCCTAATTCGAAGTGTAAAGTCTGATACTCCAAATTATGACATGTACATCACTCGATGGCTTCTTTCAGCTGTTGCTTCCGCTTACGGCATCCACTCGCCCCTGGTCTTAATATTCTGCGGAGAAAAGCAAGGCACCGGAAAGACACATTGGTTTCGGTATCTCCTTCCAAAAGAACTGCGCTACCTATTTGCTGAATCCAAAATGGATGCAGGAAAGGATGACGAGATTCTGATGTGCAAGAAGTGGTTTATCCTTGATGACGAATACGGCGGAAAGTCAAAGAAGGAAGATAAGCGACTTAAGGAGTTAACATCGAAAGAGTTTATAAACGTGCGCGAGCCATACGGCAGAGTATCACTTGACATCAGAAGGCTTGCTGTTTTCTGCGGCACATCAAATGAAACGCAATTGCTAAACGATCCAACTGGAAACCGCAGACAGATACCGTTGCACATCAATGACATCGACCATGACCTTTATAACCAGTGCGACAAAGCAGCACTTTGGCGCGAGCTCTATTGCATGTTTCAAGCAGGTTGCGAATACACGATCCTTAAAGAAGATATTATAAAGCTTAACCAAGCAACAGAGATGTTCAAGCTATCGACTCCAGAAGACGATTTAATTAATAAGAAGCTTTCACCTTCATCTGAAACATCAATTGGCGAGTGGATGTCACTCACCGACATACAACAGTACCTCATGCTTGAAACAAAATTTAACTACCTCAACACGCAGCGTATTGGTTCAATTCTGACCACACTTGGATTCAGAAAAGAGCGCAGAGGTCCTCGTGGTCAAAAGGTTATGATGTACAACATCTTCAGAAACTATGATTAACTGCACCACCTTGCACCACCTTTGAAAAAAACAGGGTGGTGCACTATCTCGCTACAGCTGTAAAGCTTTCAAAGCATTGCACCATGCACATCCTAATTTATTAATAATTAACATAAATATATATACACATGCACACACACACACACACACACACATGTTATAGGAACCTCCAAACTGCGAAAAGCAGGGTGGTGCAGCTGGTGCAGATGGTGCAATGAGCGAAGTACAAACCCAAGCGAGAGCCTTCCAAAACCTTTGGAACGCACGCCCAGACCTAAGAGGACGCATTTTTGCGATCAACAATAACTCCATTAACGGCATCAAGGGAGCAATGAACAAAGCGATGGGAGTCATCGCCGGAGTTGCTGACATGTGCTTCCTCAAGCCCGATGGAAAGACATGTTGGATTGAATGGAAGACAGACATCGGCAGACAGTCACCTCAGCAAGTGACCTTCGAGAAGCTCTGCCGATCACTCGGGCATGAGTATCACATTGTAAGAAGTGAAAGCGAATTTTTAAAAATCATTAACGATGACAGTAATTGAAAGAGAACACTACGATTTGCTTCTTAGCCATGACCCTTGCGAGATTTTTAAGCACTACAATGTTGAAGAGATGCATGGGCTTAATTTTGAAGACTGCATGAGTCATGAAAACAATAATCAACAGGCATACATTGCAGGATGGTGCAACATCATTCCGGGATCTAAAAGAAATTATGTGTTCATCAACCTTAGCAGATGCAACACTCCCATTGAAACCTTTGGACTCATCATGCATGAGCTTATGCACATGAGCTTTGACTTGCACACCGATGAAGAAGAACTAATCACCTGGGCCGAAATTGAATCTTATGAAATCTATAACATCATCACCAATGACAACCGAGGAAAAGATAATCAAGACCATGAACGAATACTACCCGATTGAGGGAAAGATAGTCGATGGATGCGTGACTTATCACTCCACACAGCGAACGCATGAAAGCTTTAGGCAGCACTTGATGAATGCCAATCCCGAGAGCATTGTCTACACTTACTATCTCAGCCGATGCGCTCGATGGATTAAGATTTTAAAATTGCACAATCAAAAGTTAATTCCTATATTTGCAGGCAATGGAACAGATAGTTAACACTCACGGCGGCAAAAGAAGAGGAGCAGGTCCTCCGTTTAAATACGGCGAGGACACATGCAACATCACTTTGCGAGTGCCAAAGAGCAAAAAGGAAGAGATCAAGCGACTTATTTACGAACACCTTGAGCAATACAAATCAAAACGCACAGATGACTATGGCTGCTAACAGATGGCGAAGTGGATACATGAGGCAACAAGATGACACCTTCACAGGGCACTTGACTCCTATCGGATCAGTGCAAGATGTTGAGGTGACATTTAAGCTTAAGGCAATGCAAAAGATAATGGAAGCATCTGAGGACTTGCAAGTGGATGCGCCAAACGAATACTTGATTGGAGCATTGCGCGATTCAGATGCAGGCTACAAGACTGCCGATGTTATAATCTACAACAAGGTGGTAAGATTGAAGCTCACAGAGGACGATATCAAACGCAGCAAAACACTATCTTTGTAATCATGCCACTATTCCAAGGCGACTCGCCACAAATCATTCAGATGAACATCAAGAAGCTTATTGATGAAGGCTACTCACCACAGCAAGCGGTGGCAATAGCTAACGCAGAAGCGGCTAAGTTTAAGAAGCGAAACTGATACAGCACAAAAACAGCACAATGGCAGCTAAGGACATTGAGAAGCATAAGTTCAAGAAGGGGCAGACAGGCAACCCGAATGGGAGACCTCGTAAGCTTCCCGAATTGGGTAAGCTCATGGCTGACATCTTGGGCGATGAGAAGAACGGACTGAGCACAGCGGAGCGCATCCTCAAGGCAATTGAAGCCAAGGCATTACGTGGAGATATTAAGGCGGCAGAGATGCTGCTTGATCGTGGCTACGGCAAGCCCAAGCAAACGACCGACACCAACATTACAAGCACTGAGCCCTTGGTGATCATTCGCACAGAGCCCAAGAGTGAATGAGCTACACGCTAACGGAGACACAGACAGTTGCATTCGACCAGGCAATAAGTGGCGAGAAGCGTGTGATTGTTTTCGGAGGCGCGATTCGAGGCGGCAAGACTTATTGGCTACTGCTTACCATCAGCCATCTCGCGCTGCACTATGGCGGATCGCGATGGGTGATCATCCGCAAGTCACTGCCCGACCTTAAGCGCACAACCTTCCCAAGCTTCACCGGACTGCTAACCGATGGGCTCAATGCCCACATCAGAAGTTGGAACAGAGATACAAACGTGGTGACATTCAACAACGGCAGTGAGCTCATCTTCATGGCGGAATCATTCGATGAGGATAAGGACCTTAACCGATTCAGAGGGCTTGAGGTGAACGGCGCAGGGCTCGATGAGGTTAACGAGCTGCAAGAGCCGACCTTCTACAAGGTACAGGAGCGCATCGGCAGTTGGAACAAGGCACATGGCAAGCCGCCAATCGTTTGCCTTGCTACTTGCAACCCTGCCAACAACTGGGTGAAGTCCATCATCTACGACCGCTATCGAGACAACAGTCT